TTGAGGTGACGCCGTGAGTGAACGCTACCAAGCCGGTTTCATCACAAAGACCACAACTACGCCGACCGGGCCAGCGCAGGATGGTTCGGCCAAAGGCGTTTGGACGCTTGACCAAGCTATCGAATACCAAAAGCAGGGCGTCTGGCCGACGCAGGGCGTGATCAGCCTTGTTGGTCTCCCGGCAGTTTATCAATACGCAACTATTATTGGAGACCCCAATTCTGGAGCGAATAGAAACACCGGAAAAACTGATGAGTTTTCTTGGGTTGTCCCATCCGGCATAACGTCCATTAGTGCCGTTTGCATTGGTGGCGGCGGTGGCGGCAGTGTCGGCGTCAATGTCAAAGGCGGAGAGTGTGGGGGCGGTGGCGGCGGTGGCGGTGGTCTCGCTTACGCGACTATTTCTGTCACGCCCGGAGAAACTCTCACGGTTGGAGTTGGCCGTGGGGGGCAGGGAGGTGACACGCAAAACTCCATAGGAAGGGCCGGTGGTTCTTCTTACATCAAGAGAGGCGCGACTACTTTGGTCGGCGCAAGTGGCGGCGCTGGTGGTAATACCGGCGGCGGCAGTGGCAGCGGTGGCAATGGAGGAACTGTTCTCGCTGGCTCTGGTGGCACTGGCGGCGCCGGGGGTAACGGTCAAGGTGGGGGTCAGTATGGTTCCGGCGGAGGCGGCGGAGCAGCGGGGTATTCAGGAACTGGCGGCGCTGGTGGGTCCGGGAACGGGATTACTGGCGGGAACGGCTCTGGTGGCGGCGGTGGTGGTGGGGGTTCTACGAGCACGAACGCTGACAACTACATTGCTGGCGGCGGCGGCGGCGTTAATCCATTCGGGCAAGGGTCCAATGGAGTTGGAGGCGCGACTAGTTCTATTTATGGCGGTGCTGGCGGTGGCGGGTCCGGCGGCGCAAACGGACAGTCCGGTCAATCCCAGTCTTCTATCAACGGCCCAAATGGGATCGGCGGGAGCTTCGGGGGTGGTGGCGGAGGACTCGGCTTCGCTGTGAGCAGCTATCTTGCCTATAACCAAGGCAACGGTGCGCCCGGATGCGTTCGCATTGTTATCGGTTCCAACTATTATCCAAGTGGAACGTCTCAAAACACTAATGAGCAAATCATCACCACCACAGGTTCTGGAACTTGGACCGTCCCTGCGGGCGTTACCTCCGTCTCTGTCGTTTGTGTCGGCGGCGGGGGCGCTGGAGCAGCCGCTAACCAATCTGGAGGTGGGGGTGGCGGATTGCGTTATTACAACAACCTTACTGTCACTCCCGGTGCGTCAATAAGTTACAGCGTCGGCGTTGGCGGAGCTTATTCTAGCAGCTCCGGTGGCGACACTTGGTTTAATGGTACCTCAACAGGCAATGCTTCCGTTTGGGCTGGGGGTGGTGTTTGGCCTACTAGCAGTACTGGTGGTGCGGGAGGGACAGGCAGCACCACTGGCGGCTCCATTGGTGGAGGTAACGGCGGCAAGGGAGGCAACTACAACAACAACGACTGGGGTGGCGGTGGCGGCGCAGGAGGATATACCGCTGCGGGGGGCGCAGGCGGCGATGATGGCGCATCCGGCTCAAACAGTTCCGGCGGCGGCGGGGGCGGCGCTCGTAGGGAGTTCGGCGGCGGCGGTGTTGGGTTATTTGGCCTTGGGGTAAATGGTCTTGGCGGAACCGCAGGCAGCAACTACCCATCATATCCCGGAACAGGTGGCTCAAGCGGAGCGGTGAATAGGATCGCGGGCGCTAGTGCGACAAATGCGGGCGGAACCGCTGGCGCTAGTTATGGGGGCGGCGGCGGCGCAGGCGCAGGCGCGCAAGGTGCTATTCGCATTGTATGGCCCGGTAATGCCCGCACATTCCCATACATGGCGGGGAGGTAATTATGTTTGCCCGCATTAAGGAAAATCAAATCACCGAGTATCCGCTTACCGAGTGGGACATCCGCGAGCGGATTAGGTTCTTCGGCAGCGCGCCAAACTTCGACGTTCTCTTGCCTGCGGACTACATCCGCGTGCAAGAAGGCTCGCGACCGTCGCCTAGCGGCGACGAGAAGCTTGTTGAAGCACAACCTGTCATGCTCGAAGGCAAATGGACCCGCAACTGGGTTGTCGTCCCCAAGAGCCCCGAGGAGATCGAGCCTGTCGTTCTTTCTCCTATGGAGCAGGAAATGCTCGCCGCTCCGAAGCCTGATGTCCCGCCAATGTACAGGCTTGTGTGGGATGAAGAGGCTAAAGAATGGTATCCGGTTCTTAATCAAGGTGCAGTATGAGAACGATCATTGGCAATTCAGGCGGTCTCGACTCCACCTACGCCCTGTGGAAACTTCTCTCCACTACGGATGATGAAGTTACAGTAGTCCTGCTTAATACAGATGGCCTGACCAATCAGGTTATAACAAAGTTTGACGTTCGAAGCTTTAACAGCCTGCACAAAAATGCCCAGCGCGCGCAGCGCGTTCAGAACATTGTGAATTGGCTTTCTGCGAACGTCCGCTCATGCACTGTCGTGAATGTTAGCTTAGACGAAAGCACGCTCCGTCTCGGCATTGAGTATCCTAACAACCCGCAGACGGCGATTGTTGAGTGGGCTGTCGCCAAGATAAATGCTGGTGAGGCAGATAAAGTCATCGTCACGACCGAGCGCGAGAACGATGGCTACTCTAACGGCGGCACAATCACGTCTCGTGCGCCGGGAGCTATGGCTGCTAGAGCGAGGTTCGTTGATAACGCAACGCGCGGTGAAATTAGCTTCATGCTGCTCGACGCCAACTATCATCAGGGTGTCGCCATGCGTGAGATGCCGCAGGCTCTGATTGGCCTGACGCACTCCTGCGACAGCCAAGAAGATGCGCCGTGCGGCGTCTGCTTCAAATGCAGCAAGCGCAAGTTCTTTGCCGAGGCCATCGCCCAAGGCAAGACTGACGAAGAGATCAGGGCGAAGATCGCGGCAAAGAGCGAGCTTCCTGATGGCCGCTGGCGGTCGATGAAACACTGGATTTCGGAAGAAGTTCCAACTTGCCGCTATGAGGCTATGGACAAAACTTGGGACATGCCTTCTTGGCCGTCTTCGTATAAAGTACCATAACTGGCATAACTGAGGGGTCACATGCCGTTTAGCTCTCAATCTGGCAAAGCCAGCATTCGTTGGGTCATGTCTAAAATTCCTGCGCCTAAAACGGCGTTGGACATTGGGTGTGGCGAAGGCGCTTACGCCAAGATGTTTCCTAATTTGGAATGGACCGGCGTCGAGATTTGGGAGCCATATGTAGAGAAGTACAGTCTGCGGTCTTTGTACCCAGACCTCCACATAACGGACGCAAGACAATTCCAGCCAGATCGCAAGTTCGACGTTTGCTTTTTAGGCGATGTTCTTGAACACATGACGTTTGATGAGGCCAAGGATCTTGTTCGCAAAACCAAAAAGTGGGCGGACACGGTTATAGTTAGCATTCCGATTGGCAAATACCCTCAAGGAGAGTTTGAGGGCAATCCTTACGAGGCTCACGTTAAAGATGACTGGTCTGACGCAGAAGTGAAAAGCTGCTTTGGCAAGCCTACATGGTCGGTGATTGATAATGAAATTGGCGTTTATGTTTATTCAAATTACGAGATCAAATTAACGTATTGCGTCTACGCCATCAGCAAAAACGAGGAACAGTTTGTTGAACGCTTCTGCAAATCCTCTGAGGAGGCTGATTACGTCATCATTGCTGACACTGGAAGCACTGATGGCATGGTTCCAAAAGCCATCGAATGTGGAGCGATTGTCCACCACATTTACGTCAGCCCTTGGCGCTTTGACATCGCTCGTAATGCTGCTCTTGCTCTTATTCCCCGGTCTGTGGATATTTGCATTAGTTTGGATTTGGATGAAGTTTTAGAGCCGGGTTGGAAGGAAAAGATTGAGGCCGTTTGGATACCCGGCAAGACAACGAACCTTTGGTACTATTTCGACTGGGGCCATAACATCCGGTTCCCCTATCGGAAAATCCATAGCCGACACGGCTATCATTGGCACCACCCCTGTCACGAGGATTTGCGGATTGATGGCCGTGTTGAGCATGTCACGGCATGGTGCAATCACCTCTTAGTCAGCCACCATCCTGACCCTACCAAAAGCAGAGGGCAGTATATGGAAATGCTGGAAGTGGCGGTCAAAGAAGACGCCACCGATCCGCATCATTACTTTTACTACGCTCGCGAACTGACATTCTACCGCCGCTGGGACGAGGCCAAAAAAGCTCTTACGACCTATCTGGGCATGAACGCCGCCAGCAACCAAAATGAGCGGTGCTACGCCATGCGGCTTATGGGCAAGTCATACGCCGAGACCGACGACTTAGCGCAGGCTGAAAAATGGTACTACATGGCCGCCGGCGAGGCTCCTAATACCCGTGAGCCGTGGTGCGAACTGGCGATGCTAATGTACCGCCAGCATCGCTGGGAGGAGTGTTTTGCGGCATCCATGCGGGCGCTGAAGATCAAAGACAAGCAACTTGTCTACACTTGCGACCCGGCGGTTTGGGGCCACTGGCCGCACGACCTTGCAAGTATTTCAGCTTGGTGGCTCGGCCTTAAAGACATTGCGCATGAGCAGGCCAAGCTCGCGCTTGAGCATTCACCCGACGATCAGCGTCTCAAAAACAATTTGAAATTGATCGAAGAGGCTATGGGTGAAATTGAAAAGGAATAGAAGGTGTTATAAAAATAGGGATGAGGGGAAATAAAATGCCGGGAGCTTTTGATGGACCCTCAATTCCTATTCAACATCGCGATAGGCTGCATTCTGGCTGTTGGCGGCTGGTTCGCCCGCGAGCTATGGGGCGCGGTGAAAGAATTGCGGGAAAACGTCCATAAGTTAGAGCTGGATTTACCAATAAATTACATCCGCAAGGATGAGTTTCGCGAAGGGGTCAAAGAGCTCAAGGATCTGATTGGCGAGGTCTTTCGCAAGATAGACGATTTGCGCGACAAAAAGGCCGACAAATGAGCCTTGATATCGACCGTGTCACCAAATCAGTTGGCGCGGTCACCGCTGTTTTCGCCATGGTTGGCGGAGGGTACACGGCGTCAGATAAATTGGGTTTATTCCGAAAGCCCATTCTCGAATGGTCCGCAGAGCATTTCAGCATCACAGACGGACCCGCCAATGGTGAATTTGCTGTTGTAGCCGCGCGTAGAAAAATACGGGACGATTGTTCGGTCGAGCAGTTCTATTTGGAGGTTCGAGACTCCCGATACATCGTTCACAAAGCTAATCCATCTATCGCCAAGTTCTCTGGCCCGGCCAATGACAAAGTAGATAAATTTGGCTACACCATAACCATTGATGAACCTAACAAAATAGCGCCCGGTCGAGCCACTTTGTTGGCTCATATCCGGTACAAATGCCCGGAAGGCGAAGTGCTGATCAATTACCCAGATCACGCCAATTTGACCTTCAATATCACTAAGTAGGAGCTATGCCATGAGAATGTCCGCAGATGGGTTGGCTCTGGTCAAAGAGTTTGAGGGCCTGCGTCTCAAAGCTTACAAATGCCCGGCCGGGGTTTGGACGATTGGTTACGGGCATACGTCCGCAGCCGGCAGCCCTGAGGTAAACTCTGGCATGGAGATCACTAAGGACGAGGCTGAAGCCATCCTCAAGCGCGACATGGTTCAATATGAAGCCGGCGTCGAGAAACTTGTTAAGGTCGAACTGTCGCAGGGTCAGTTCGACGCTTTAGTGGATTTTGCTTATAACGCCGGCGTCGGCGCGTTAGCCAAATCTACGCTCCTCAAGCGCGTGAATGAAGAACGGTTTGGCGATGTTCCCGCCGAATTTATGAAATGGACGAAGGGTGGCGGCAAAGAGCTCCCGGGGCTGGTTCGCCGCCGTCGCGCGGAAGTGAAACTATGGCGCGGCCTCGACACTGAAAAACCCGTTCCGGTGGAAGAAGCCCGCGTAGAGCCGGACGCGCCGGCTCCTAAAAAGAGCATTGTCCAATCCAAAGAAGCGAACGGCGCTGTTATCGCGGGCGGCGCTGGAGCTATCGCCGTTGTTCAAGAGGTCATGCCAATCGTCAAAGAAGGCGGCGATATTCTGTCTGCTTTGAGCGGCACGGCCCTTGTTTGCCTTGTTATTGTGGTGGCTGCGGGCGCGATCTGGTACTTCCGCAAGCAGAGGCTTGATGAGGAGGGCGCATGATTGGCCTGCTTTTTAGCCCTTTGGGGCGCTACATAACAATCGGCGGCCTCGTTTTGGTTGCTCTGTTCGGCGTGTATTTAAAAATCCGAGCCGACGCTGTTGAAGACATGAAGGCTAAAGCTCAAGCCGACATTATTGAAAGGACAAAGGATGCGCTGGATGCTGCTAATTCCGTCAACCTTTCTCCTGACAGGCTGCGGGACACTGACGGGCATCGTCGGGACTGAAAACATTAACACCAAGGTCTGCGCCATCTGGCGCGACATTTCGTGGTCTAAAAAAGACACTGATCAGACAATTGGCGAAATCAAAGTCAATAACGCCAAGAGAGAAGCATGGTGCCACGACGCGAAATAGGTGTTAAAATAAGGGTATAGCGGGGATGCCATGACGACCGGCCTGACATACGCTCAGTACAAGACACAAATAGCCACGCTTGCGGTCGTGGAAGAGACGGACCCTGCGTTCGTTGAGATCCTGCCCCAAATGATCACCTACGCCGAAAATCGGATGTGTCGTGATCTCGACTTTCTTTTCACGTCCACGTCGTTAACTGGCTATGCAATCGTGCCCGGGAGCCGGGCC